TATAGGATACGGTAATACTTTCTACAAATCAGGAGCATCTGTAAAAGAAGGTGATGAAATTACTAGGTCTGAGGCTGATGATTTGCTAAAAGACATTGTAGATGAATTTGCTAGTAAAGTAAATGCTGTAGTTAAAGTGGATTTAAATCCTTGTCAGTTTGGGGCTCTTGTATCTTTGACCTACAATATTGGAATAGGTGCATTTAAAAAAAGCACTATACTCAAGAAAGTAAATAAAAACCCCAATGATCCTGCAATTGGTGACGAGTTCATGAAATGGGTAAAGGCAGGAGGAATTACATTACAAGGATTAGTTAAAAGAAGGAGAACAGAGGCTCAGTACTACTTCACCAAAAACTGTGAATAATGGTATCAACTGTATCAGAGGCTATAAGCAGAGTAAGGAATCAGATCAAATCAGTTACTGTAGATGCATTTGTAACTGATAGATATATTTATTCCTTAATCCTGAAGCATATTTCGTGGCTTATTAAACGGGAGGATGATAAGGGAACTCTACGTAAGTACAATAACATTTTTCACACTTTAGATTATTTCTGCCTTATAGACGTAGATAAAGCAGATACAGGATGTTTTTGTATAGAGTCAGGTTGCACAATCAAAAGAAGTGAACAAAAAATCCCACCTGCATATGAGGGGAGTTACGGACCTATTATCAGGTCTATTACAAGTATAGATGGTACAACACCTCTTACTTTGACATATCCCTCTACTTATCAGGCTATGATCAGGCAGAAAACCTTTAAGTATAATAAAACCCCATACTACTATATAGTTAATGACTACATCTATGTACCTAACGTAGACTGGCCAGCTGTTAGAGTTGAGGGTTTATTTAGGTGGGGCATTGGCGGATATAACTGTGATGCAGATCACAAATGCATTTATAGACAAGATGAACCATTTAGTGTACCAATGTATCTCTGGGCAGAAATGGAACAGAATGTAATGAAAGACTTAGGCATCAGCATTCAGATTCCTGGGGATGTAAAACAAGACTTCACTAGTATAACTAAATGAAGACAGAACTACAATATAGAACATTTGAGGATCTGATCAATTCAGTCAGGAGTGATTTCTATACATATGACCAGGACAATTTTATCAATCCACAGGAGCTGATAAGGATTGCTATTAAAATTAACTATGAGTTAGGTTTAAAAATCAATCCAAGCAGGGGTAAAATAATTGATGTCCATAATGGTATGGGCAAACTTCCTGCTGATTTCTATGTGATGAATTTTGCTATGCTATGTGGTTTAGGTGAAGAAACCTATACTACATGCCAGTCATCTCAAATGGAAACCTGGTACGATCAGATGGTAAAGCTTGCAGAGATTGTCAATGCTAGACCTTTGATTCAGGTAGCTGATTTGGTTGTAGGATGGAATGTAGTCACTCACAATCTTGGCTCTACTAATCTTGTACTGACACTTCAAGATCAATACAAAGACTACATCAACTTTGAATATGTAATTTTAAATGAGAATCAAGTTAAAATCAAAGTCTTTGGCGACTATCCTGCAGCGAGGATCTCAATTATTGCGGCAGCTAACATCGTTGCTAACTGCTCTATTACTCTGGATAACTGTCCTGATGGTTGCAAAATTGTTGAGAATAGACCTGGACTAATAAGAGAATTTCCTCGTCCAGTTCCTATTGAGATACTACCATATAACTATGGGGAACCAGAATGCAATTTAAAATGGGTAGGATCTTATAACTATAGACTTAAAATAAAAGATAAGTTTATTCATACTATCAACTTTACTGAAGGTCGTGTTTATATTAACTACGAATCAGTAATGGAAGATGATGATGGTAACCTATTGGTACTTGATCATCCTGTAGTTAATGAATACTATGAGTATGCATTAAAAGAAAGGATTCTGGAGAATCTGTTTTATAATGGAGAGAATGTGCTCCAAAAACTTCAGATGATTCAGGCTAAAATGAGGCCTATTAGAAACAATGCTCTAAGCTTCATCAATACTCCAGACTACGGAGAAATGAAGAGAATGTGGGAAAAGAACAGGAAAGCCATGTATGCTAAATACTATAACATGTTTAATAGCTACACATGGTATGGCGGGTACAAGTTGGTTAGAGGTCCATTTAATACATATTAGTAATGGCAGATAATAAAGGAGCAAATACTACAGATCTTAATAGTACTAAAGTTAATTCCTATACTAAAGGATTAATTAAGGATTATAATGATTCTTATGTTCCTGAGGGTGTATGGACCAATGCTATTAATGCTGTAACTAACTCCCATTTGGGAGACATGTTTACCATTGGTAATGAGCCTTCTAATGAATACTGTACTGAAACATTATTTGAAGTAATTGGTATTATACGGAAAAATGCCAATGAATGGTTTATTTTTAGCACCAATGACATCACTGGTGAAATAGGTACATTCAATGAAACTAACTGTAGTTACACTGTACATGTAAGATCAGCATGTCTGAATTTTAAAAGATCTAATCTAATCACAGGAGCTACCCAGACAAACTACGATTGTACATACACAGTCTTTTTTGCTGATGGGCTTAATCCTGATAAAGCATTCAACCCTGATAAGATTCCATATATCATCGCTAGTTATGATCTTACTGATCCTAATTGTCCTATCCCTATTTACGATAGCCCTCCAAGGTTAGATTGTAATAAACTTAGGCTTCAGTATTTAATAACGACACCTTGCTTTACCCTAGAAAGGTCCAATAGTCCTGGGACATTATTTAATGGTACCTATCAGGTAACAATTGCCTATACTATATCTGGTCAACGAGTTACTGACTATTTTGCATTAAGTAATGCAGCTGCCATCTGGACTCATGAGAACAATGGTAGTTCATTGGATTTAGTATTTACAGCTCTTGATACAAACTTTGAAGAGTATGAGGTAGTACTTATTAGTACAGTTAATGAGTCTACTACAGCTCGGAGAGTAGGCTTTTACAGTACCACTCAGACTACAGTTCATATTGACGATAATACAGCTCAATTACCTACTATTCCATTAGAGGACGTCCCAGTCACCCAGGCTATCTATGATACATCTGATGGGATGTACTCTTTGAACTATTACCTTTTAAGAAGTGGAGTAAAGACTAAACCTGAATTTAACTACCAACCATTAGCTAACTTGATTGTTGCTAAATGGGTCAATGTAGAATACCCTGCTGATTATTACATTAAGGGTAATAATAATACAGGGTACATGAGGGATGAGGTCTACTCATTCTTTATTAGATGGGTTTACAATACTGGAGATAAGACAGCAAGTTATCATATTCCAGGGCGACCAATTAAGAACATTACAGATACTACGTTGGTTGGTGGAAATGATGTTTTACCTTATGATAATAACGGAGCCACTACTGCTCCTACTTGGAAAGTTTACAATACAGCTTTTACAACAGCCAATATAGGAGGTGTATTACCAGATGGTGGAGTGGTTACTGCAACTGGGTACATGAGTTATTGGGAGTCTACTGAGAAATATCCAATCAGACCGACTGTGTGGAACTCAAGTGTATATGCTTGGAGTACACCTTCTCCTTTACCTTACCCTTGGTCAAATGGTGCAGTTGGTGGAGATTATGATTTATGTGGAAACCAGATTAGACACCATAAGTTTCCTGATGATACTCTTTGCCCCATTTTTAATAATACAAGTCAGAATATAAATATCCTTGGAGTAAGATTTGAAAATATCAAAGCTCCAGTAGATCAACAAGGTAATCCTATTGCAGGAATTGTTGGCTATGAGATTTTACGGGGCAGTAGAGAAGGTAATAAGTCTATAGTAGCCAAGGGGCTTATTTATAATATGTTTGAATATACAGACCCTGCTTTACCAGGAACAAAGGTTCTGTATCAAAACTATCCTTTCAATTGCTTACAACCTGATTACTTTTTAAGATCAGGATCTTGGTATACTCCTGCTGCATCTAGTGACCATGATGATACAGGTAGTCCTATACAATTATACAAGAAAGACTACTTCAGTTTTCACAGTCCTGACTTGACATTTAGAGGAGCTTATCTAAATCCAAGTGAGTTTAAGATTTACAAAGAATATACAGGAAACTCAACAGGTTCATTTGTAGAACCATTTGGTCATCCTAAACAAAAAATTCCAACATATGGTGCATTCCTAGGATCCATGTTAATTGGTTTGGGAATGACTATTATGAACTTTGTAGGTCAGAAACAAACAACGGCAGGTAATATAACAGATCCTACTGTAATAGCAGGAAATACTGCAGCAGGTGTTGCAGGTAATTTGGCAGGTGGTACTGTTGCAGGAGCAGCAGTTACAGCAGGAGCTACAGGATGGGCTGGTGGAAGTTTTTTTGGAACAAGTTCTGGATCATTTGGCTCACTTCAATTACCCACAATATCATCTACTGACTCACCCGTTAGTGCATTAAATTTTACTTCTAAGAAGGGTGGAATTATTTTCCAGATTCTATCGCTGCTTCAGCAAATCAATATGATTGCTAGTGCAGGTGGTTATATGCTGGCACAGAACTTTGGCAATATTTATAAAGCTTTTAAAGAGCTTCTGCCTTGGGTTCAATATGCAAGACAGTGGAATGCAGTGGGTAACTATAACAATGGTATTAATCCTCAGTTTGGTAACATAAGGAGAATTGTTAATAGAGCACGTTACGTTACAAACTCAGCTCAACAGTTTGATGCAGCTACTGCTGTCAATAATATTAATAGACCTAAAGCAGTAATATTTAATACTGCTGGCACATTTGCTAATCCTATTACAGTTGATGTTAGTCGTAGAACAATTAATCAACGCGGGTCATGGGATAATCCTGGTAGAACAGAGATTGATAAGATTAGTGCTTATTATGGTGCATTTAAAATTGATAATCCAAGTCAGTATAATCAAATAAACTCAGTAGCTCAGGTGCCAATTGGCACATGTGTTCAGGCAGCTCCAGTGAATGCTGGAACTAAGGTTGTAAGTCAAATTTATTTTGGTGGAGATGTTTACATTAACAGATACACTGAATTAAATAAATTCCCCTACTTTACCAACTGGTTATATGATCAACCTGACGGGACTGATATAGATTATAAGTCACTAGCCAATATCCCATATCCAAGATACTGGGCAAGGTTTCAAGACTTTGACTTGAACGATGTTAAGTTTAATAATTTCCCTCCAACATTTTCTGGTAGTGGATTAAGTGGGCTTATTACTTTCATTGGTAAGTTAATTGGAACATTTACTCAGTTTGTAGTTACTCCTGCTAAAGCCATTAGCAATACAATTGCAGGACCAAATCAATTTTTCCATTTAGACAGAAAGGGCAGTGTTTATACTGTAAACCTTGCTAACATTTTGAAGTTTAACTTCTATGTTAAAAATGGTTATTTCTATCTCTTCAATAATGGAGTAAAGAATTTTTATTGTGAGTCTGAAGTAAACCTTGCCTGTAGGGATTACGGAGAACAGTTATCTGAACAATTCTATAATCCTTATGGATATAGTAATATCTACAACTTATTTAGAACTGATCTTATTACTGTCCCTGAGTTTTATAAGTATGACTTTAGTATGTCAGTTGGTAAGTTACTTTCCAGCTACATCAGTTGGGCATCTGTGCTCCCTATAGGATATGATCCTGACAACCAGGCTTGTTTTGAATATTTTCCTAATAGACTAATATATAGTCTCCAACAACAGTATGAACAGTCTAGGGATAACTGGAGAATTTTCCTTGCTAATAACTATAAAGATTTTGAGAACCAGATTACCAATGTCAAGTCAATAAACAGGACTGGTGCTGTAATCTTGTTTCAAGATGCTATTCCCACCACTATCAATGGAGTAGATGAATTAAGAACATCTGCAGGTAATAGAATTACAGTAGGTGATGCTGGATTATTTAATCAGTCATTCCAGAATCTAGTTAATGCAGATCTTGAACTGGAATATGGCAGTTGCCAATCAGAACGCAGTGTAATCAATACTCCATATGGGGTATTCTGGATGAGTCAGCGTAATGGTAAGATTATGCAATTGTTTAATAATCAGATTATTGACATCTCAATGAATGGGATGAGATTCTGGTTTATTGAGAATTTGCCTTATAATCTTCTTACACAGTTTCCCAATTTTCCTCATACTGATAATCCAGTTTGGGGTGTAGGATGCCAGACTGTATATGATAATCAATTTGAGATTGTCTATTTCATGAAGCGGGATTTTAAGAAGAAAGACCCTGAACTGGACATTACCTACAATGAGCAAGAGGATAGATTTGTAGTTACGGGATACAGTTACAGTATATACTTAACATATGGAGCTGCCATAACCAATGACATCAGAAATGGATATAAAGTTTCTGGAACAGTCAACGGTCAGGCAATAAATATGTGTACATATACAGCTCCAAATCTTAATGCTTTTGTAAACTGTTTAATCACTCAGCTAGAGGCAAGACCTAATATTAAAACAGTCTATGCTAATATGACTGCGTATGATTTTACTCTTACGATATTTTTAGAGGATGACAATATCCCAGCAACTTTCAATCTAAACATAACAACATCAGGTGAAGATCCTGATGTGATTCCAATTGAAGTGGATGGGACAAATGAAAAAACTGTCTATCTTACTGATCCACTGTACTTTGAGGATTGCTCATGGACTGTTAGCTATGATCCAAAAACCAAAACATGGGTTAGTTTTCATGACTGGCATCCTGATCTAACATTCCCATCGAATGACCATTTCTTTACAGTGTTAGACAATACGTTTTGGAAACACAATGTCCAGTACAATAGTTATGGTAACTACTACAATGGAAACTACGGATGGGAGGTAGAGTTTCCTGTAAACACTCAGGTTAGCATTACTACTATAAAAAGTATAGAATACTACTTAGAGGTATTTAAGTATAATAACAGCAGATCAGATAGGTATCATGTTTTAGATGGAAACTTTGATCAGGCTATTGTTTATAATACTGAACAAACCAGTGGCTTGCTAAACCTCAATATAAAGCCAAAAGGTAATCCAGCTGCACTGCTGACATATCCTAAAATCAATGCTGATAGCATAGATATCCTGGTGGCTAAAGAAGAAAATAAATACAGGTTCAATCAGTTTTGGGATACAGCTAGAGACAGAGGTGAGTTTAGTGGTCAACAAATCACTAATTTTATCACAGAGTGTAATGGCTATAGAATGAATATTAATCCA